TAATGATCCTGATAATGTCCAAACACTTTGTAGAAATTGCCACGCATATAAAACAAAACAGAATGGAGATACTAGAAACAATAAGCCAGAATTATATACAGATATAAATGTTAATAAAATTGAAACTACCTTAACAAAATATATGAATTGAGAGTGAGGTCAATTTGATTAAGTTTAAATCTGTACGCTATAAGAATTTCTTATCAACGGGTAACAAGCCACTAGAAATTCTTATAGACGATACTCGTACTACTCTAATGATTGGCACCAACGGTGCCGGTAAATCCACGTTTATGGATGCCATTTCTTTTGGCCTCTTCGGTAAACCTTTTCGTAAAGTCAAATTGGGTCAACTCGTTAATTCTATTAATCAGAAGAATTGTGAAGTTGAACTGGAATTTGAAGCAGGTGGAAAGAAATACTTTGTTAAGCGTGGTATAAAACCAGCGATATTTGAAATTTATGTTAATGGTGCAATGAACGACCAGATGGCATCTGCCAGAGATAGTCAGGATTACTTAGAACGATATGTTCTACGAATGAATGAAAAATCTTTCCGACAGATTGTCGTCCTTGGCTCTGGTTCATTTATTCCATTTATGAGGCTCGGAGCAGGAGATAGAAGGTCCATCATTGAAGAACTTCTTGACATCCAAATCTTTGGTGTTATGAATGACCTTGTTAAGCAACGAGTGACAGACAATAAAGACCAGTTGATTAAATGTGAACATCAAATAGAACTACTGGAACAGAGTATCAGTCTACAAGAAGCCCATCTAAAGGAAATCCAAGATAACAATGAAGGCGCTATTGCAGAAAAGAAAAAGGAACTTACTAATTGTCAGACACAGATTAAGACGTTGAATGATGATATTGTAGACCTTAGAGAACAAATATCCGATTATAAACCCAAGCAGAAGAAACACACGAAACTTACCGAGTTCAAAGGTAAGATGGCGTACAAGAAAAATCATATTGATCAGCAACTCCGTACTATTCAAGACCTTGAAGAATGTCAAACCTGCCTGCAACCTATTACAGAAGAACATAGTACAAAAGTGACCGCGGAGTTAACTGCTAAGGGAAAAGAATTAGATGATGCACTAGAAGATATCAATGGACAATTAACGGATGTCACCAACAGAATAAATGACATCGAGGATATCCTCACCAAGATTGCCGACAAGGGCAATAGTATATCTGGTATTAATGAGTATGTGGGCAGACTTGAACAACGTCTATTAGAATCTATCGAAAAACACGAAGCGAAGGATGACCAAGAACAACTTGATAGCAGTAAAAGAGGCCTAGATGATTTCCGTACCACCAAATATGATATTCAAGACAAGAAGCACCATCTGAATACTGTCCAAGAATTGCTGAAGGATAGTGGAATCAAAACTCTCATCATAAGAAACTATCTTCCGCTAATCAATCAACTAATCAATAAGTACCTCTCCGCTCTGAACTTCTACATCAATTTTGAACTGGATGAGGCATTCAACGAGACAATCAAAAGCCGTGGGCGAGATACGTTCCAATATGGGTCATTCTCCGACGGCGAGAAACTCCGAATAGATTTAGCTCTCCTGTTTACGTGGCGTGAGGTCGCAAAATTGAAATCCTCTGTCGCAACTAACCTTCTTGTTCTAGATGAGATATTCGATAGCAGTTTAGATTCCACTGGAGTCGAGGACTTCTTGGGAATTTTGGATTCTCTTGGAGATGATTGCAACGCATTTGTGATTTCCCACAAGGGTGACCAGATATTAGACAAGTTCGGTCGAGTAATCTCAGTCGAAAAGGACCAAAATTTCTCAAAAATAGTGACAAATTAGTCACAGGAGACGAAAAAAAATGAAATAAATTCAAAGTTTTTTCAATTATCAAGTAAAATCAATGACTTACAGAGTGAAAAAAGGTGAGAAAAGACTTGACAGGAGGGTCAGTTCCGCGTATAATATAGTTATAAATTGATGAAAACAAGAAATTGAGAAGATTTTAATGAGTTCAAAATTAGTCAATATCGAAAGTAAAAATGTTCTAGCCAGATTGATGGCTACCGAGAACATTCACGTAGAACACAAAAAAGTATCTACTGCTTCATTTGACGTTAAGAACCGAGTTCTGCGCCTTCCCCTCTGGAAAGATATGAACGATACAATGTATGAGGGTTTGATTGGTCACGAAGTTGGCCACGCCTTGTACACTCCCCACAAACCGTGGGTCAAATTCGCTAAAGAAAACCCAAGTCTTAAAGCCTATGCTAACATCCTCGAAGATGCTAGAATTGAACGTAAGATGAAAATCAAATATCCTGGGATGAAACGTACTTTCTTCCAGATGTATGATGCTTTAGGTCGACAAGATTTCTTTGGCACCAACGGCCGCGATTTAGATTCATATGGTTTGGCTGACCGACTTAATATTCACTTTAAGTTGGGTGTCAATGCGGAAGTTCCATTCTCTGATGAAGAGATAGAATTTCGCAACCGAGTTATGAAAGCCGAGACATTTGAAGATATTTTGAAACTCGCTCAAGAACTTGGCGAGACGGCTGAGAAAGAAGCCGAAACAGATTCCGAAGATATGGGATTTTCGCTTGACGACCTAGATGCTGACTCTATTGAAGAGAATGATGCGGAGTCAAACGGCGAGTTACCCAGCCCTCCACCATCCGATTCTGAAGAAGATGGAGAGAGTGGCGAAAATAATTCTGATGAAGGTGATGATGAATCCGAAGATGATACTGCCGAAGCCCAGAATGGTGCTGAGGGTAATGATGAAGATGAAGAGTCTCCAGATTTTAAACCTTCAGTTCCCCAGCCAGAAACTCAAGATGCTTTTGATTCAATGATGCAACAAATGAACGATGAAGAGGCAAGTGAGCCAATTTATCTTGACCTACCGAAAGTTGATTACAAAAAATCACTTGTGCCTTGGAAGAAAACCTTTGATGCTCTTAACACACATTGGGCAGATAATGATTCATACACTGGATATCGTTGCAATTTGTCAGGCGATGAACATAAAAAGAAAAACGAATTAGAATTTAGGGTTTGGAAGAAAGATACTTCCCAGATTGTTAACTATATGGTTAAAGAATTTGAGATGAAACAAGCCGCAACCGAGTACCGCAGAACTTCTATTAGTCGTTCTGGTGTTCTTGATATGAACAAACTTCACAAATACAAAACTGATGAAGATATTTTCAAGAGAGTAGCCGCGGTTAAAGATGGCCGTAATCACGCTCTTATGATGTGGGTTGACTGGTCAGGTTCAATGCACGGTAAGATGGAAAGCACCGTTAAGCAGTTATTGACCCTAGTGATGTTTGCGAGAAAAGTAGGTATTCCATTCCGAGTTATGAGTTTCTCAAACTCCGACGGTATGTTGAACGATACAACCGAAAAATTCTATGTTCAGTCAGCGAACCACACAGACCACTTAGTGCCTAAGCGATTGGGTATGCACGAATATTTCAGTGAGAAAATGTCTGGTCGTGATTTCAATAAGCAGTTAATGAACCTTGCGTTCCTCGGCAAATCACTTGACTACTCTGGGTTGAGTACTCCACATGGCCACGATATGAGTTCCACTCCGTTGAATGAGGCGATTATCGCCGCCCACGATATGATTGCTGATTTCAAAAAAGAAACGGGTAAAGAAAAAATCAATGCGATTTTCCTAACTGATGGTGGGGCTGACTTGAACCGAAAATACTTTTCTATTGACGAAAATGTAGAAAAAGGCATTTACTCATCTAAAGAAAAAAAGCATTCTGTGATTCGTGACCGTAAAACGAAACGTATTATCAATGATAACCCCCGTCCGGATCATTCTGGTTTGACTTCTGGTTTGTTATCTAACCTCGCAATTCGACACAAAATCAATGTTATCGGGTTCCATATCACCGATCGAAGAACGATTAATAGTTCTATCAATTATGAATTTGGCTACGGAGACCGAGGTGTGAAAATGAAATCATTCTGTACCAAGAATGGTTATGTAGGGTTGAAAGAGGCTGGTTATAATACTTACTTCCTCGTGAACGATAAGGCATTAGATAAAGCGGCCGAGTTCTGTGAGCCTGACCGAAATGCTGATGGTTCAGTTGCGAAGGGTAAATTACGCACTCAGTTCCGTAAATTTACTTCTGCCCGAAAAGTTAATAAAATGATGCTGAATGAATTTGTGAGTATAGTTGCTTAAAACTAAGGAGAAAATATGAAAGACAAAAA